AACCTTTGTCTTTAATAGACTTTAATGCTGAGGTTCTAGCACCTTTATAGTTATTATAAAGATCTGTGGCTACTTCCTCGCTAACATTATATTTTTTAGCAAGTGCTCTTAGGCCAGTGCCTTCAAGATTTAAAGTTGCTGTGTATTTTGCTTCTGGTGTAGATGCTTTTAGATATGGATCTACTAAAGCCTTACTCTCGTCTGGTGTTAGATTAAGTCTTTTTTCTAATCTGGAAACGTTAGCAATAACTTCTCTATAAGAATCTGGATCGTTAAAATCTACTAATCCTGCTGGGCGTTCTCCTGCTAGCCAGGATACTTTTTGATACATCCTATGAAAAGGGGTAGGTTGAAATATCTCAACTTTAGAAGCCCCTACTGTTTGATCATAAAATTTAAGTGATCTAGATTTAGCAACAAAATCTTCCGCACCCTGTAATACTTTACCGGTAGTGCGAGTTAATGAACCGCCAGCCTTACCAACCTCCATAAGATCAGCAAAATATTTATCATTTGCTGCTAAAGATCTGTAGTTAGCTAATGCTTCATCTACTACCGCTTTGTTGTCATTTAAAAATGGAAGCATACCTGAGCCATCAGGAGCAGCAAATAATTTAAATTCATCTACTGCTGATAACTTACCACGCTCTGCTTCTAAAGCATCAGTTATATATTTTCTTTGTAAACGTAAATCATCCATAGCCTTAGGATCACCAAGTGCTGAACGAAGAATAAGCGCAGTTTCATCTACATCTATTGAATCACCTAGTAGGTGGGCAAGTAGTCCTGGGTTAGATGAAGATTTAACCATAGGATGAGATAGAGCATAGGTTGAGTTATTATCTGTAAAATCTTTTAGTACTTTAGTAAAACGATTATTTACACCGTATTGAGCCTTAGTAATATCTTCTGCAGCTTTAGCCACTAGATCTGCGTTCTTTAATTTACCAGTACCAAGTTTACTTTCTTTTAATACCTTAACACCTTTAGCAGCACCTATTGAAACATCACCAAATAATTGAATACCAATGTTTCCCGCTTTTTCTAAAGCACTAAACATACTGCTTTTGTATGCGGCTTCGCGTTCTCTTGGATCATAAATATTAAATTGTGGATCATAAGATAATCTAGTTGCTGAAACGGTACCGGAAAGGGCTGCCTTACCAAAGTCTATTTCTTGTGCGCCTTTGTAAGCTCTCTTCCAATCATCAGGATTAAAAAAACTTGCTTTACCACCTGATACTTGACCTTGCATTAAAAAATAAGTAGATAATGGTTCTCTAATTGCTTCTTGATTTACTTTATATAAACCTTCAAGTGCTGGAGCTAAGCCAGGGACTTTCATAATAGCACCACCAGCAGTTGCCAATGGTTTAACTATATTTTCGCCCTCTTTAGCAGCAGCAGTTTTAAATGGTTGAACAAATCCATTATACTCTTCAGCATCATTCCAAGGAGCAGTACCTACATCCCAAGCAAATTTTGCTACTCCACCTACTGAACCTACTACATCTCCTGCAAAATTAAATGTACCCTTTGCAGCATTAGATGCTATATCACCGATTCTGTTCCATACACTCACAACTGATCCTTTAATTGTCTAATAGCTTTGCGAGTTTCTGGTGATGTATTAGGTAGATCTGAAATGTAAGCAAGTACTGGCATATAAGATGAAATTGCTGCTCTAAAATTTGTGTCATCTGGTTGGCGCATAGCAAGTGCTTCTGATCCTGCGCCAGCACCCATATCAATACCATTAGTAATAGGCTCTTCTGGGCGTTGTGATGGAGCAAACAATGGAGTTACTGGAGTTAAAGATTCTTTAGGTCTGCCGCCTACATTATCTGCAATACCACGAGTCTTTGCTTTTGGCGCTGCTGTATTAAGTGCAGCAGTCTCGCCACCTTCTCCGTATGATGTTGAACCTAAACTCATATCTGTTCTCTTGGAGTATTTACCTGGGCCTGATGCGCCAGCTAATGGACCTCTTGCCATTATTCCTCCTTTAAAGTTTCTAAGTCTTGCGAAAATTGTTGCCAAACTTTTTCTTCTTGGCTCTTCTGAGTTGAATGATAGATAGCTAATTGGTGCAGATCATCTGCAAGTGCTTCTACCACTGATGTTAAATTTAAAAAGAATCCTGATGCTATTACTAAGTAATCGGACAGTCGTACTGGGCGATTTAGATTGTTATCGTTGTTCACCCAGTACTCCCGTCTGTAAAAATAATTACGCTTTTTTTCCTTTGCGACCTGCTGGTGTCATACCAAAAAACACTTTTCCACCTGCTGGCTTAGAAGTGTCCTTCTTACCCTCTAGCGGCTTTGACATAGGTGCTGCTGCTCTTGATCCTTTATTCATTTATTCACCTCCCTTATTTATGCTGCTCCGCCAATAGAGGCGAGTAGTTGTGCGATATCAGGTCTAGGTCCAGCAGCAGGGGCCTCTCCGCTTTGTTGTTGTTCAGTTGGCTGCGAGGCAGGAACGGGGGCCGTTCCTACTGCTGGAATACTAGCTTGTTCTGGAAGTGCCGGTGCTGTTGGTGCTACTGGCTGTGGTTCTGGTGCAAATGCTTTTTCTATAATGTTTTCTAGTTGGAAACCTTTTTGTCTGCCTTGGATTACTTCAGCAATTCTTGTAATGACTTGAGATGGGTCTTGACCTTGGGCAGCAAGTGCGGGAATAGTTTGTGCATACTGAGCAACAGCAACGCGAAGAGAATCACGCATTTCTTCAATGTCAACTCTTTGCTCTTCTTGCGTAACATTTAACTCCATTGGTATTTCTCGGCGGACATAATCACGGGATACTAACTTATCGCTACGCATTTGTAGTAATGCAATGATGGCACGGTTAGGATCCATACCAGACATAATGCCGTAACGTACATCTACGCCATACTCGCCTTTAATATCACGAGATGGTGTGTACTTCATTGTATAAGGTGTACCGTCATCGGTTCCCTTGATAGTCTTGGTCATATTACCAAAGACAACCTCATCTACTTCAAAACAAAGTGATGTTAACTCTTGGAATAATCTAGCAAACTGCGCTTGTGCTGCTTTAACTTGTGTATCAAAGCCAGCTTGTAATGCTTGAACTCCGCGACCTGTAACAACAGAGGCATCAATATTACCTGAACGAGATTCAGGGTAGCGAGAACCTAATCTTAACTCACGCTCAAGGACCCCAGACTCTGTAAATACTCCTGCTGGTAGTTCTAGTGGAACTCTACGGATACCTTGTGGATTAGCAGAACGCATAATTGCATCTGGTCCTAGTGCTAACTCCTGAACATCTTGTGGAATAGCGATAGGTGCTTGAATAGATTTCTCTGCTGCTTGAATCTGTAATACTGCAAAGCGA